ACGGCGCTTCCGGCGAGGCTTGCGTGCGCCACGACAGTGAACGCTGCGTGGTTGACCTTGTAGTACTGCCCGCCAGTGTTGTTCCACAGGAGGAACAAGGCCTTCGTCGCGATGGTCGGCACCGTGGACATCGTGCTGGCCGTCGCGCTGCCCGAAGTCGGACACGTTGCCGCCGAGACGTCCTTGACGCCGACGTCGAGGCGCAGCGTTTTCCCCCGCTGCGTCGCCGCTTGGAGGACCGTGCCGCTGCCCGACGTGGTCTTCCACGCGCCCACGAGGAGCTTGTAGGTGTACCCAGAGGGGAGCGTGGGGGCCGTAGCGGAGAGCGATGCGAGGCCCGCGATGGTCGTCCCGTCCGAGATCAGCCACAGGTACACCGTGGTGCTGGTGCTGAACGCCCCGGCCTGGTCGCGCGCGTTGATCGCGCTACCCGAGGTGTTGATGTTCGGACTGACGGAGACCGCAGTGTGGCGGATGATCTGGCCAGAACTGTCGACCAGCACGGCCTCATCTGCCGTGATGTCGGCGATGGAGGTCGTCGCGTTGCGGACGATCTTCAGGCCGGACGTCGATCCGACCCCGACGATTGCAGCCGTCACGAACGCCGTGCTGGCCGCTTGCGTGGTGCTGGTCTTCGCCGCTGCGGTAGGCACCGCGGGGGTGCCGGTGAACGTCGGGCTGGCCGTGTTGGCCTTTGCAGCCACACTGGTCGTCAGCGTGTCCACATCGCCTTGGAGCTCGTTCAGAGCCGCCTGAACCGTAGTGCCGGCGAGGTTCCCCGAGGGGACATTCGCGATGCTTCCGGCCGTGGGGGTCACGGGGGCGATTGCCGCCGCGTCCAACTGGGCCTTCGTGACGAGATCTTGGGCGTCGACGGCGTCACCAGCGTTTGTGACGCGGAGGCCTTCCGCGTCCCAATCGCCGTCGTCCGTAAGGCCCATCGCGTCACCCGCACGGTCCACCGCCTCTTGTGCGAGGTAGAACGCCTGCAGGGAGTCGGTGTTGAGGTCATCCGCGTTGAGCGTTCCGACTTGGTATTCGACGAGACGTTCCGTCGAAGACGAATCTCGGGAGACCTTGATGTCTGCGCCGTTTGCCGGGGCTGGACTGATCGAGACCGTGCTCGCGTTGACCCAAGTGAAGGCCGTGGAGACGCCGTCCACCGTGACACTGACGTGGTCCTGCGAGATGTACGGGAACGGGACGGCGCGGTTGGTCGTGACGCCGTCTCCGGTATAGCGGACGTAGGAGTTTGCCATGAGGGTAGTGGTGAGGCCCGCAGCGCGGGGACCTCACGGTCCCTCACGCTAGTCGGGCGGGTTTGCCAAGGCGTTTCCGAGACGCCACACTTGGTTGAACGGGACGAGCATCAGCGCCTTCTCGCGGGCACGTTGTGCGTCCCCGTTGAGCGCCGCAGTGCCCGCCACGCCAATCGTGTCGAGCGTCCCGAGTGACGGCCCCAGAAGCGAGTGCCACCACTTGTTGTTGCGGTACTTCGTGGACATACCGCCCGGGTCCATTCCGGTGGCCTTGAGGCCTGCGTCGATGTATGGCGAGAGGTAGTACGTCAGCCCGCCGCGGTCGACCACCTCCTTCATCCACTGCATGGAGGTGTAGTCCGCCGGGTCCTTCCGGTTCTGGTACGCCCGGATCGTCGCCACGAGGGTCGACAGCGCCACCAGTTCCGTGAAGTACGCCGCCACGCGCGCGTCCCCGTAGATGAGACCGCGCTGCAGCGCCGGCAGCAGGACGCGGTTCACAGCCCCGAAGCCGTAGCTCTGGAACTGCGCCAGCACCTGGCCGAGAGGTCGGGACATGAAGTTCGGGAGGTCGCCGATGCCCGGCGTGGGACTCGAGCGGTCCATGAGGCGACGCAGGGCAACGCGCAAAGTGCGCGCCGCTTCGTCACCGCCGGCCGTCTCGTTCCACTTGTAGGCGTTGGCGTGGAACCCGTAGTCATCCCGGGTACCGTGCTTCTCGAACATCGCCTGCAGCTTCGTCGCCTCCTCCTTCCCGATTCCCAGCGAGGCCAGTTCGGCCTTCTTGAGGGTGGACAGGGAGTCGTACTTTGCCAGGGACTTCGAGAGCTTCTCGACGAACATCAGGCCCGACACGCCCTTCACGAACGAGTTGTACGGGCCCATGAGGGTCCATGCGTTCATTCGGGACTGCAGCGTGTTCGCGACGCGGTCGTACGTGCCCGTTACGGCTTGCTTGACCGAGCCTTCCGTTCCGACGCCGCGGGCGCTCGCCATCTCGTTCAACATGAACTGCCGAGACGCGGTGGAGTGCGCCATGCTCATCTCCGCGGCCAGCATCAGCGTGCGGAGCTCCCGGGACTCGGGATCCACCTTGGCGTCCTTCAGAACCTTGAAGTACCGCCGGCTGGCCGACAGGGTTTCCTTGCCGAACCCGTTGTGCAGCACCTGGGTCGCGAGGTCCACGATGGACGAGACGACGAACCCCGCGGCGAACCGTAGGTACGTCATCTGGCGCAGCTTGGAGAGGCCCCACATCGCGAGCGATTCAGGATCCTCCGGACGACCAGCGATGCCGAGCATCCGGTCCCGACCCATCATCACGTCCTTCTCGACCGCGGCGTACTCGGCCATGAGCTTCGCGCGCTTCTCGGGAGACGCCGCTGCGAGCTTCTCGTAGTCGGCGTAGACGGACTTCAGGGTCTTCTCGAGGGACTCCTCCCCGTACACCTCACGCAGCGCCAGGCGCGCGGAGATGTCCCGGTACTGCCGGTCGAGCACGTACGTCAGGTCCTTGTGCAGGAACCCGCGGTCCTCGAACATCCGCCGCTCGTCATCCGTCAGGATGATCCTGCGGTCCTTGGCCCGGCCGGATTGGCCGAGCTCCCGCAGGAGGCCGTTGGGGGCCTTCCCGTTGTCGCCGATGCCGTCCACGATCTCTTCGACCGTGTCCATGATCGCGGCCTGGCGCGCAGCCTTCGCCTGCTCCTTGTTGGCCGCGGTGAGGCCTTTCTTGGCGTCTCGGACGCTGATCTTCGCTTCCTTCGCTCCCGTGCGGAGAACCTTGTAGGCCTCCCAGGCTTCCTTGCGGACCTTGGCCACGGCCTCGAACTTGTCGGTGAGCTTCTTCAGCGCCGCGGATTCCCGCTCGACGATGATGTTGATCGCCTCGCTGCCTTCGCCCAAGGCCTTCGCAGTCTTCGCCTCATCGACGCGCTTCACGGCCTCGTCGACCCACTTGGCGTTCAACTGCATGTCCTTGACGCGCTGACGCAGCGCCAGCACCGCATCGTTGTACTGCTGGCGGGCCTTGGCGAGCGCCGCCGCGTATTCCTCGCGGGTCTTCTGGAGGTTCGCGAGGGAGTCCGGGGACACCTGCCGGTCGCGCGGGAGGGAACTCAGGACGTCCGACGCTTCGGCCTTCGTGGCCTTGGCGGCGGCGATGAGGTCGCCCAGCGGGGCGAGGTCGTTACCCATCTTCGCCCGGCGCGCGGTCGCCTCTTCGGCAAGCCGCGTCTGGTCATCGATGGTGCGGGTGATCTCGTCCAGCTTGCCTTCGGCCTCCAGTGCTGCGGCCTTCAGGCCCTCGAGGCGCTTCACCTCGAGCTCGGCGGTGCGCTGCCGGATGGCGGCGCGCAGTTCACCCATGCGGGCCTTGCGGAGATCCTGCTCCCCGAGCTTCACGCCCAGGTCGGTGAGCTCCTTGATGTCGAGCGAGTCGAGATAGCGCTGCGTGGCCGCTTCGTGGGCCGCGCGGGCCCGCTCGAGCGCCACCGCGGCGCGGTCTCCGGTCCACTCCTCGAGTAGGTCGAGGCGTCCCGGCTGAGTCACCGTGTTGCCTGCGGCGTCCTTCACAGGCTTGCCGCTGGCGTCGAGCTTCGGCTGCGCCCGGTCGGGCAGCGCTTTCCACTCGTCGAGCTTCAGGTTGTGCGTCTCGAGCAGCCAAGCCTCGTCGGGCCGGCCTTCGAACACCTGAAGCAGGAGACCGCGGAGCTCCTGCTTGTTAAGCTGGACGTGCCCCTTGTCCCACAGTTGCGCGAGCCCGTACTTCTTCCCGAGCCGCTGCTTCTCCGTGATCATGCCCGCACGGAACATCGCCTCTTCCTGCTCGAGCGCCTTGGCTTGCAGGAGCTTCGCCACACGGTCGGTGTGGCGCTCGATGACCTCGACGGCCTTCGGGTCCAGCCCTTCGGTGATCTTGGCGAACCACTTCCCGTCCGGCTCGGCGATCTTCCAGAGTCCGCCCTGTTGCCACCAGGTGTTGGTCACCTTGCGGCGGACGATCTCGTGGAACTCGTCCTCGGAGATCCCGGTGTTCAGGAACTTCTTCTGGCCCACGATGGAGCCCATGAGGTTCACGTCGGACTTGATGGTCGCCGCCGCGGTGCTCCCGGTGACGCCCATGTCGACTTGCATCTGCCGGAAGCCGTCGATCAGGGACTGCTGGATCTCATCCCGAGCGCCCATGAGGTCCCGCATGATGTCCTCTGCGCCAGCCCGGTGGGCGACGCCTTCCTCCATGTGGCGGGTGAAGATCCCGCCCAGGTCGAATAGGCCTTGGGTGACACTGCGGGCCACCTGTGAGGTCCACGCGGTGGCGCGCCCGGTGGGGGTCACCGCGGAGAGCCACTGGCCGACCTTGAGGGCCCCGCGTTGCAGGGCGTTGGTGCCTGTTA